AACTTTATTCCTATGGCTGTTATGATTGCTGTAACTGGCGCAGCTTCTAATGCTGTCAACCTTGTTGATATTGGCACAGATGCTGATACAGATGGATTTGTTGACGGCATTTCTGCCGCAGTAAATTCAACAGGATTCAAAGGGTTCTTCCCTTGTAATGGTGTGCTAGGTATGTCTGGTGGAGCAACCACTGCTGCTACAGCCACCGCAGATGAGGTTGAAGTTGTAGTTTCTGGTGACCCAGGTGCTGACACAACAATAGTGATGAAGTTTATAGGCATTTCTAGCTCATCAGACGCTTCGTAGGAGGCTATTATGGCTGGTCCAGTAAAAGCCTTTAATCATGCACAAGGAGCATCTGCCGCAGTTGTTGGCCCTGCAAGGTCGAGAATACGTCAGATTGTGATATTTGCTGATGCAGCAGGCGCTTTCACAATAAAGAATGGAAGTGCTAGTGGAGAGGTTCTAATTACGCAAACTTTTCCTACAGGGCTTCATCATCTAAATATCCCTGATGATGGTATTATAGCTACTGACGGCGCATTTGTTGCAGCGTTTACAGGCTCTAGTAATCAGTTGACAATATTCTTGTCATAAGGAGTTGGCTATGGCTCGTAAAAGAGACAAGCAGCCGCCTAAAACAAAAAAGTATTTCCGCCCCACAAAGAAAGGGGCGGGAATGACTAAGGCTGGTGTTGCTCGTTATAGACGAGAAAACCCTGGTTCTAAACTTAAAACCGCAGTAACTGGTAAAGTTAAAAAAGGATCTGCTGCCGCTAAAAGGCGTAAATCTTTTTGTGCTAGAAGCGCAGGTCAAATGAAGAAGTTTCCTAAAGCGGCAAAAAATCCTAATAGCCGTTTACGCCAAGCCAGGCGGAGGTGGAAGTGTTAAATTTCAATACCTTAATTAGTGGCGCTACTTTAGCTTTTATTGGCTGGATAGCTTTTTCTGTTGTTGAGTTAAAAACAGAAACTGCCGTGATATCTGTTAAGGTAGACCAAAATCATAAGCTTTTAGCAGAACTTTGGGATTTTTATTTACAGGAGAGGGTCAATGCCGATATCGCGTGGACAACTCGCAAGCCAAATTTCAAAACCTCCACAAAAGAAAAAATGGAGCAAGAAGCGAAAAGCTAAGATAAACTGCAAACGCCCCAAAGGGTTTAGTCAAAAAGCATATTGCGCTGGCAAAAAGAAGAGAAGAAAATGAATAGAAGCAAAAAGGCAAAATTAAAAAAAGTTGCAAAAGGTTTAACAAAAGCTTCAAAAACCCATGCAAAACAGGCTAAAGCTATAAAAAGTGTGTTAAATGGCAAAAAGAAAAGATCCTAAAATAGGCACGGGCAAAAAGCCAAAAGGAAGTGGGAGAAGGCTTTACACTGATGAAAATCCAAAAGATACTGTATCTATAAAGTTTGCTACCCCTGCTGATGCTAGAGCTACAGTTTCTAAGGTTAAAAAAATAAACAAACCATTTGCTAGAAAGATACAGATACTTACAGTTGGTGAACAAAGAGCCAAAGTCATGGGTAAAACGCAAGTAGTGAGTATATTTAAAAAAGGTAAAGAAAGTTTAAGAAAGGCTAAGAAAAATGCAAAAACGTAGCGGTACACCAAAAGGCCTTACTTATTATAGAAAAGGTGGGGCAGCATCTAAAAAATCAAAAGGTAGCAAAATATGCCCAGAGGGCAAGGCTTGGGCAAAGCGCACCTTTGATACATACCCAAGCGCATATGCAAATCTTGCCGCATCAAAGTATTGTAAAGACCCTAACTATGCCAAAAAGTCCAAGGGTGGCAAAAGAAAGGGCAGGTAATGGGTGAGCTTAAAAAATGGTTAAAACAAGATTGGGTTCGTATTGGTACTGATGGAAGCATTAAGGGTAAATGTGGGACATCCAAAGACAAGAAAAACCCAGACCGCTGCCTACCGTCTGCAAAAGCTAGAAGCCTCTCAAAAGCTGAAAGAGCGTCTACAGCACGAAAGAAAAAGAGAGCGGGAGCAAAAGGCAAGACAGTGGTATCTAATACAAAACAAGCTAAAGTCAGAAACCTTGAAAAAGGGGGGCCAGTTAAACGCCCCTTCAGGGGTAAAAAGGTGGCTGGCACGGCTGTTGCTAGGGGATGCGGTGCAATAATGCCTAACCGTAGAAAGCGCACAAAAGGTGCAGTAACTCAGTTATAAGGAGACTTAAATGGCTATGAAGAAAAAGGGCTACCGTGCTGGTGGCAAAGTTAAAAAAATGGCTAAAGGCGGAGCTGCTGGAGGAAAAAAGATAAGAAGAATGTCCAAGGGTGGCGCTATGGGCGGCAAAAAGATGCGGATGATGAAAAAAGGCGGAGCTGCTGGGGGCGCAAGAATGACTGTCGCACAACTTCGTGCTGCTGCTAAAAAGCTAGGATACAAAGTATCTAAAGCTTAATGCCATATTTATATAGCAACGTTCCCTACTTTAAGGCATGGGTGCGGCGCGAATACACTTATAACCATGAAGATTATCATGGTGAGTTTTTGCACGCGATGGTCGTTGGGGTAACGTCCATGCCTAATAGATGTCTAAGCTTTCAAGTTATATTTACTGGAAGCGAAGCAGAAGGTGAGGAAGAAGATACGGTACATGGAGGTGCAATGTGGGCTAGAATGCCCATAACCGCTCTAGTTGCTGATATACCTTTAGAGGAATGGCCTGAACCAATGAACACATATGATGCTCAACCTTGGGATTGCTCATCACATAATCACGCTGTTTATGTGATAGACAGAGCTACACCCTGCCCTTGGTTGGCTAAAATAGATAGTGAGTTTTTTCCTGCAAAATACTTATTTACAGTAGATTACTCAGAATCTGAAATAGCAGATGATCCAGCACAACATAAGCAAAGTCATGTTTTGCAATTATTAGATGCTGGTGAATGGACAGGTAACATCGTTGCTTTGCCTAATAATCGTGTGAGGGTTACACACCCCGCTTGGTTTGAGACAGGTGACGGTGCGCCACACTTTAAACCCTCTCAGCATATACACTATTCAAAAAGTGATTTAGACTATACACTGGATGTAAATAGGATATTTGACAACCTTTACAATGAGGAAGAGTGATGGCTGTATCAGGTTCAACCGATTTTGAATTAGATGTATCTGATTACATTGAAGAAGCCTTCGAGCGCTGTGGTTTAGAGGTTAGGACAGGTTATGACCTTAAAACAGCCAAGCGCTCGATGAACCTCATGTTTGCAGAGTGGGCGAACAGGGGTCTTAATCAGTGGACAATTGTTCAAAGAACTCAAACCGTTACGTCAGGGACATCATCTTATAATTTAGGCACTGATGTTATTGATGTTTTGTCTATGGCCTTGCGTCAAGGAACAGGAACTTCTCAAACTGATTTTACTATGAGTAGAATTAGCAGAGATGATTATCTAAGCATTCCTAGTAAAAACACTCAATCCAGACCAACGCAGTTCTTTGTTGATAGACAAATAACACCAGCGATTAAAATTTGGCCTACCCCAGATAATTCCACAGATATATTGGTTTTTGATGTGCTAACTCGTTTAGATGACGCTGACAAATCAACAAACACAGTTGATGTCCCTTTTCGTTTTTACCCATGTTTAGCTGCTGGACTTGCGTATTACATATCAATGAAACGTGCGCCAGACAGAATACAGCTTTTAAAGGCCTCTTATGAAGAGGAATTTGAACGTGCGTTAGCAGAGGATAGAGATAGAGCATCTTTTAATGTAACTCCAAATCTTAACTTCTACAGAGTATCTTAATGGGTCGTTTTGCTGTTGGAAAATATGCTTATGGAATATCTGACCGCTCTGGATTCAGATATCGCATAAAAGATATGCGAAAAGAGTGGAACGGGTCTCTTGTTGGTAAAGATGAGTATGAGTCCAAACACCCACAGTTGGAGCCAAAAAGAAAACCTGCTGATGCTGAAGCTTTAAAAGATGCAAGGCCTGACCGCACAGAGCCCGAAGTTACTCGTTTATTAACTCCAAATTGTTTTAAATCTTCATCTTCAGGTTCTTCAGTTATCATAGTCACCGAGTTTTCTCATGGCAGAAGCACAGGAGATGCTGTGGTTTTTGCAAAAGTTAGTGTTTTTGATGGTTTTACAAAAACAACGCTTGAGAAAGCTTCAGGGTATACTATTACTGTTGTTGACGAAAACACATATAGATTCACTGTTTCTGGAGAAACCGCGACAATAGGTAATGTTAAGGGGGGTGGAGAAAATGCAACCGTTGGCCCTGGTACAGCAACGGCTCCAACAGCGGCATCGACCTTTGATGCGACAAATGTTACACTCGATTCGACAACTAAGACTTTTGACGAGGGCTAAATGGCAAAACAAACAGTAGGAATTGGCTCCGCCGCAAATGACGGCACTGGCGATACCCTTCGTGACGGTGCAGATAAAATCAATGACAATTTTGATGAAATTTACAATGCGCTGGGTACTGGCACCACATTAACAGACATCATTAACACCTCTGGCTTGATTGACGTAAGTTCTGGTGCCAACAAAATTGTTTTTTATTACGCT